TTGAGTTGAGATTTTCTCTTTAACTCTAAAAGGTAGTTGTTTCCCCCTTCGTAGGTTTCTAATAATGATAATGACTTCGATTCTATTGATACTTCCATTGATGGAAAAAATATTTGAGTTAAATATAGTTATAATTAAAGTATTTATCAATATGGAAAAATTAGTACCGATTACGAGGTTAGGTAAATTTTTTGGTGGTGAAGATTATGACTTAGATATAAGTATGGGTGAGGAGTGGTTAATAGGTGATATGAACTTTACTATTGTATTGTACCGTATTGATAGACAAAAGACAAAAACTGATGGTGTATACGGTGAGGTTTTAGAAGACGGTATACAATTTTTAGCACCTGTTGAACTCAAGGGTTTGGTTCAAATTATGGCGCCAACTAATAAGTTATTAGGTAGTTCCAAAATTAAACAAGATGAGCCAGGTAACATGAAGTTTTCTATTTATCAAAAAACTCTTGATGACATGCAAGTCAATATTTTTATGGGTGACTATATTGGATATTATGAAACTGAAGATAGAGTTAGATACTACACAATCATAGACGATGGGATTGTTAAGTCTGATAATAAACACACTTACGCTGGATATAAGCCTTTCTATAGGACAGTTACCGCAACATACGTAAGTGAAAATGAATTTAGAGGAATATAATGCCGTTACCAAGACAAGTTAAACCAACATTACCTTTGGTCCCTAAAAAAGTATTATCTGCTCGTAGGGAACAATTATTAGAATACATCAACAAAGATGGAACTTACTTACCTAAGTCAGTTTTGCATGCCGATTTAGATAGAGGTATGTTAGATTTTGTTAAAGGTGATTTACAAGTGGTAAGTGCGGGAAGTATAGTTCCTATGGTGGATATCATTATTACAAGTCAGAACTGGTCTCAATATGTTGAAACCGCAATGTTCACTAACTTGGATAATAACCCCGAACCTCCATTCATTACGGTAGTTAGACAACCTGAAGTTAAGTTTGGTACAAATCCAGCACTTCTTTATACAATACCTAATAGAAAACAATTTTATTATGCTTCGGTTCCAACTTGGAATGGAAATGAACAAGGTATGGATATCTACACTATTCCACAACCAGTTCCTGTTGATATCAACTATTCAGTTAAAATTATTTGTAACAGAATGAGAGAATTGAATCAGTTGAATAAAGTTGTGATGCAAAAGTTTTCTTCAAGACAAGCCTACACGTTCATTAAAGGACAATATGTTCCAATTATCTTAAACAATATTGCCGACGAGTCTCAAATGCAAATTGAGAACAGAAAATATTTTATTCAGAATTATGACTTCACAATGTTGGGATACTTAATTGATGAAGAAGAGTTTCAAGTTAAACCAGCAATTTCTAGAGTTGCTCAAATCTTTGAACTTGATGTTAGTAGTTTTAGACAAAAGAAAAGAAGGGAGCCCGAAAATCCCGATAGTTTTCTTTCAAATATTTTATTTGTTGCGGGAACTAATATTTTAAGTGAAAGAATTGATTTTACGGCTGACTTATCTTTTGTTAATTCTAATAATGTTGATACATACGAAGTCTACATCAACGATGATTATTATGGTATCGATTCTCAAAGAATTCAAATAACAACTAACGATGTTTTAAGAATTGAAGTTGTTAAGAATGACAATACTAAAGATGCCAATATTGAGTTTGAAGATAAATTAGTTTAATCACCATAGATATCTTTCTTCTCTTTACATTTTTCAATTATCAAATTCTCAATAAACTTATAAATTTTAATACCTCTTTTATCACAATACTTTTTTAGTATATCGTGTGATTCAGGTGATATTTTTAGATTCTTTATTTCTTTCTTTGTTTTCATGGTAGAAAAAAGGCAGAATTAATTCATACCGTTTACAAATACATATCCAAAAGTCAAGTTTTTTGTGTTAGTAATGAATATTTATCATTAAAATAAATCTGCACAAGAATTAATTAATAATGGCAACAGCACAAGCAAATCAAAAAGTATTCGTATCACCTGGCGTATACACTTCTGAAACGGACTTATCGTTCGTAGCTCAGAGCGTAGGTGTAACGACATTAGGTTTAGTTGGTGAGACAATAAAAGGTCCAGCCTTCGAACCTGTTTTTATAACAAATTACGACGAGTTCCAAGCCTACTTTGGTGGGACAGAACCTGTTAAGTTTGTGAATACACAAATCCCAAAATATGAGGCTGCGTACATCGCAAAATCTTATTTACAACAATCGAACCAATTATTCGTAACAAGAGTATTAGGTTTATCAGGTTATGATGCTGGTCCATCATGGAGCATTAGAGTAACATCTAACGTAGACCCAACAACTATTGATGTTGATACATCAGGTTTAACATTTACTATTGATTTCAGTGGTAATGCCAGTGGAGGTACATTTGGATTCACTTCGTCTGATTCAGTTTTCACGACTTTTATACAACCTAACTTGAATATTCAATATGTTTTAAGTGATGGAAGTACATCGACATTATTTAATGATTTTCAAAATAGTACAAGTTTTGTTTATAACACACCAACATTATCTGCAACAACTGCATATGTGTATGGTGCAATCCCTAGTTCAGATTATTGGATGTTAACATCTGAATATAATACAGTTGTTAATGAATATCTTTGTGATACACTTAACTTAGATACTAACGATTTAAGTTCAAATAGCAATGACCCTTGGTATTATGCTAATTTTAGTAACTATATGGATAACAATTATTCAGGTTATTCTTTTTACTATGAAATTATCAATTATGCAACAGGGGCGACAGGAGAGTATACAGGTACTTTAACAGGTAATGTTAATAGCTTTATGGGCTCAGCATATCCTGAATTTAATAACATGGTTATCGCTACACTTCGTTCGAGAGGTATTTCATTATATGATAACAGTGTTGATAGTATGAATCATGGTCCTATTTACCAAGTAAGTGGATTAACTGATTTACAAATGGTATGTAGTGGTCAATACTCAGGTATTACTAAATCACCATACGCACATTTCTTATTATCAGGCGTTACTATTGAAGGTAATAATTTTTCTCTTGAAGCTTCATTAGGAGCTGCGGATTCAAAATACATAACAAAAGTATTAGGTGTTGATAATTTTGGTAAATCAAGATATGAGGTTCCTGTGTTTGTTGAAGAAATTTATCCAGGTTCTTTAAATTATGCATTTAACCAAGGTTATATTAAAGGATTAAATTGTGAGTTGATTGCATTACCTGACGCTAGAAGTCAAAGTAGTTCTTCAATTGCTTGGAATTTAGAAAAATATCAATCACCTGAAACACCATTTTTGGTTTCAGAATTAAGAGGTAATAAAGTTTATAATTTATTTAAGTTCATTTCAATTTCTGATGGAGATTCTGCAAATTATGAAATTAAAATTTCAATTGCAAACTTATCGTTTAATAATATGAGTTTTGATGTTTTAGTTAGAAACTTCTATGATACAGATGCAAATCCAGTTGTCATTGAAAAATTCACAAATTGTAATATGGACCCAGCTTCTAACAACTACGTTGCAAAGAAAATTGGTACTTCAAATGGTGAGTTTGCGCTTCTTTCAAAATACGTTATGTTAGAAATGGCAGATAACGCTCCTGTGGATTCAATCCCATGTGGTTTTTATGGTTACATCCAAAGACAATATGCAAATACGTCTAACCCAGCACCTTATCCTAAATTTAAAACAAAATATTACTACCCAGGTGAAGTAATTGCTGACCCTCCATTCGGAAGTCCTTATGGTGGAACAAACGCAGTTGAGTCTCCTGGTAATATCGTAAGAAGAGCTTACTTAGGATTTTCTACTGAATATGGTATTGATGAATCATTCTTAGATTATAAAGGAAAACAAAATCCACAACAAGCTTGGGCAACAGCAACTGACTCAATGCCTTGGAACGTTTTATCTAAAGGTTTCCATATGGACTCAGGAGCAACTGTTGTAACAATCGGTAACTATTATGATACAAGTGGTGAAACAGCATTTGAGTGTGGTGTAGCAGATTTTAGAACAGACCCAGCAACACAAGAAAATCCTTACTATTTTATTTACTCAAGAAAGTACACAGTATGTTTCGCAGGTGGATTTGACGGATGGGATATCTATAGAGAATATAGAACTAACGAAGATAGATTCCAATTAGGTGCATCAGGTTATTTAGCTGGAGCTGCCGCTTCAGTAAGATACCCAACAGCAACAGGTGACGGATTGTTCAAAAGAATTGTTGTTCAAAACAATACTCAAGACTTTGCAAACACCGACTACTACGCTTACTTACTTGGTATCTTAACATTTGCTAACCCTGAAGCAACAAACATTAACGTGTTTGCGACAGGTGGTATTGATTATGTTTACAATTCTAACTTAGTAGAAGAAACAATTCAAATGATACAATATTCAAGAGCTGACTCTGTGTATATCACAACAACTCCTGACTACAACATGTACTTACCAGATTCTACTGACCCTCAAGCAATTATCTATCCTCAAGAAGCGGTTGATAACCTTGATAATACAGGAATCGATTCTAACTATACAGCTACTTATTATCCTTGGATTTTAACAAGAGATACAGTAAATAATACACAAATCTACTTACCTCCAACAGGTGAAGTTTGTAGAAACTTAGCGTTGACTGATAACATTGCATTCCCTTGGTTCGCATCAGCGGGTTACACAAGAGGTCTTGTAAATTCAATCAAAGCTAGAGTTAAGTTGACTCAAGAAGATAGAGATACTCTTTATCAAGGTAGAATCAACCCAATCGCAACATTCTCAGACGTTGGTACAGTAATTTGGGGTAACAAAACTTTACAAGTTGCTGACACAGCTCTTAACAGATTGAATGTTAGAAGATTGTTATTACAAGCTCGTAAGTTAATTTCAGCGGTAGCGATTAGATTGTTATTTGAACAAAACGACCAAATCGTTAGACAACAATTCTTGGATAGTGTTAACCCTATCTTAGATGGTATCAGAAGAGACAGAGGTCTTTATGATTTCCGTGTAACAGTATCATCTTCACCAGAAGATTTAGATGCAAACAGACTTACAGGTAAAATATACCTTAAACCAACTAAAGCACTTGAATTCATTGATATCGAATTCTTTATCACTCCTACAGGTGCTTCATTTGAAAATATATAACAAAATGGGGGGTTAATTATCCCCTATTTTTAGCCAACAATGAAAAGAAAAATTAACGAAGGTTTCAAAGACGAACAAACACCAGATTTAAAATATTATGCGTTCGATTGGGACGATAATATTGTTCACATGCCTACGAAAATTATTTTGAAAGATGATAATGATGAAGAAGTGCCAATGAGTACTGATGATTTTGCGGAATACAGAAGTCAAATTGGTAAACATGATTTTGATTATAATGGTCACACTATTGTAGGGTTTGGTAACGACCCTTTCAGAAACTTTAGAACTGAAGGAGATAAAAATTTTATAGTTGATTCTATGAAAGCAAAACCAGGACCTGCGTTCAAAGACTTCAAAGAGGCTATTAACAACGGTTCTATTTTTTCAATTATTACTGCAAGAGGTCATAATCCGAACACACTTAAAGAAGCAATTTACAATTATATTATAAATGATTTCAATGGTATTAGTAAAGATAAGTTAGTTAAGAATTTAAAAAAATATAGGTCATTTGTAGGAGAGGATGAAATGTCTGATGATGAATTAATCAGAAGTTATTTAGCCCTTAACAAATATCACCCTGTTTCTTTTGGAGACGAAAAAGGTGCTGCTAATCCTGAAGAAGCAAAAGTTCGTGCAATGGACGAATTTGTGGATTATATAAAAGGAATGGCTGCGGTCCTAAATAAAAGAGCATGGTTAAAAAAAGATATTAGTAATAATTTCATACCAGATATGCCAACAATTGGTTTTTCAGACGATGACCCTAAAAACGTAGAAGTAATGAAAAAACATTTTAATAATAAACCAGATAATATAGTTAAGACTTATTCTACTTCTGGAGGAATTAAAAAGGAAGTTAAATAAGAATATTCTTTTTAATTAATAAAGTAAAGAGAAATATTTTTCAACACACTATATTTATATGATATAAACAAAGAAACAAAAATTTAATAATATGGCTGATTTACTGATGAAAATGCCGATACCTTACGAGCCGAAACGTCAAAACCGATTCATTTTAAGGTTTCCATCTAGCTTAGGGATTAACGAGTGGTTTGTAGAAAGTACTGCTAGACCACACATCCAAATCAACGCAACAGAAATACCTTTCCTTAACACATCAACATATGTTGCAGGAAGATTTACGTGGCAAACTATCAACTGCGTATTTAGAGACCCAATTGGACCTTCAGCGGCTCAAGCTCTTATGGAGTGGGTTCGTCTATGTGCGGAATCGGTTACTGGTAGAATGGGATATGCTGCAGGTTATAAAAAAGATATTGACCTTGAGATGTTAGACCCAACAGGGGTTGTAGTTGAAAAATGGATTTTATATGGTACATTTATGACGGACGTAAACTTTAACTCATTAGCGTACAACACAGATGCTTTAGCAACAATTGCAACAACATTGAGAATGGACAGATGTGTATTGGTTTACTAATACTCTTTATAAAAAATTCAAAACAATTATATTTAACCGTAAGGACATAAACCTTACGGTTAATTTTTTTATATGGAAGACCAATCAAGAGAATACGGACAAAGAGATTTCACATTACCACACGATGTAGTACCCCTACCATCAGAAGGCATTTTTTACAAAAATAAAAAGAAATCAGTTAAAGTTGGTTATTTAACAGCCAACGATGAGAACACCTTAATGGGTGGTGTTGCAGATATTACTACAACATTATTAAGAAATAAAATTTATGAACCAGATTTAAGAGTAGAAGATATGTTAGAGGGGGATGTAGAATCAATTCTAATATTTTTGAGAAATACTTCATTTGGGCCAGAAATGGAAATAACTGTTACAGACCCCGCAACAAGAAAACCATTTCAAACCACTGTAGATTTAAGTCAACTAACAATCATTAAAGGGCAATTACCAAATGAAGATGGTACATTCACAATATCATTACCTAAATCACAAGTTTCCGCAAAAATTAAACCGTTAACTTATGGTGAGTTAATGGAAATACAAAGATTGGGGGATTCGTACCCTCAAGGTAGAGTAGTCCCAAAAGTAACATGGAGATTGAACAAACAGATTGTTGAATTAAATGGTACAATAGATAAAGCTGAAATTGCTAAGTTTGTAGAACAAATGCCGATTGCAGATTCAAAATATATAAAACAATTCATGGACGATAATGAACCAAAATTGGACATGAGAAAAACAGTAACGACCCCATCAGGAGATAGACTAACAGTTAACGTTGGTTTTGGGGCCGACTTTTTTCGTCCTTTCTTCTAATTATAGACAAGGACAAATAGATGAGTTTTACTATTTAAGTAAACTTATGAATATTTCATATGGCGACTTTTTAGTAATGCCAGTTTTTATGAGAAAATATTTGTTGGACAAATGGATTGAAGATAATAAAAAGGACTGAAAAATCAGTCCTTTTGTATTTATATAAAAACAAGATTTAATAATGGCGGATAATAATCAATCCATAGGAGATTTTTTTTCTGAGTTAGGTGAAGCTTTTCATTTTAAAGATGGGAAGATAAACATGGCTGGATTTGTGGAAGATTTAGGTAGTGCGGTCTCATCGTTAACTTCATATTCAACAGAAATCAACAAAACGTTTGGTCAAACAAGACAAAGAATTACTGAGATTCAAACAACCCTTGCCGACACTTTACCTGGAATTACAAGATTGGGTGGTGGTATGAAAGATGTTCAGGAAACACTATCAAGTATTGCCGAAGAAAGTAATAGAAATGTACTTGCAACCACAACTCAAACTGAAAGATTATTTGCAGCAACAAAAGTTACAGGAGAATCTGCAAAAGTATTAGTTAAAGATTTTACAGATGTTGGAGTTGGGTTGACCCAAATGAATAGTCAAATTGAAAAAAGTGTAAATTATATTCAGAGTATTGGTGGTAACACACAACAAGTGTTTAAGATTGTTACCGCAAACATGGAGCAACTGAATCGTTATCAGTTTGATGGTGGTGTAGAAGGATTAACAAAGATGGCTGCTCAAGCATCAATGTTAAGATTCAACATGAATGAAACTTTCAGATTGGCTGATAGAGTTTTGAGTCCTGAAGGTGCTGTTGAAACCGCAGCAGCATTCCAAAGATTGGGACTTGCTGTTGGTGGATTGGGCGACCCATTCCAATTAATGAATCAGTCAATTAACGACCCATCAGGTCTTCAAGATAGTTTAGCCAACGTTGCAAAACAGTTTACATACTTCGATGACAAAACAAAAACATTTAAGATTAATCCACAAGGTGTTTTAACTCTTAAAGAATTAGAAAAACAAACAGGTGTTAGTGCTAGTGAAATGTCCAAACTTGGACTGGCAGCAAAAGAGGCTGACCAAAGAATATCCGCAATTAATGCTGCGGGATTAAATGTTAAAGAAGAAGATAGAACATTACTTGCAAACATAGCAAGAATGGGTGATGGTGGTCAGTATGAAGTCGAGGTTAAAGATAAAGATGGTAAACAATATTATGAAAAATTAACAAATCTTACACAAGACCAATTAGATGCAACAATAAAGCAACAAAAAGACGGACCGAAGACCTTAGAGGATATCGCAAGGGCTCAAATGAATTATAGTGAAGTACTTGTATCCGATGTTAAAGCAATTAAAGATAAGGTGGTTTATGGTCTTGCCTCACCGAGAGCTGGATTAGAAGGATTAGAAGGTATTGGAAGATTAGTGACAAATGCTTTTAGTGGAGAATTATCCAAAGCGGGTAAAACTGATGATTATAGAAAAGTAACTGAGACTGCAATTGAAGATATTAAAGGTTTAGTTAAAGATGTACAAAGTGGTAAAGGTCTTGGAAACAGTCTTGCAAATCTTTTTGATAAGGTGAATGACCAATCTAAAACAATGGGTGCAGATTTCAAAAAAGGAATGGATAACGTCTTAGATAAAATTTACAACAAGATAGGTGATAAAACTTATGGTGAAACACTTACCAAGGATTTGATGGGACAATTAATGGGAAAAGATAATACAAAAGGTTCTGTGAAAACAAATGAAACAAAACCATCATTATACAACCAACTTAATAATGGAGGGGCCACTGCAGAAAATTTAAACCGAGCAACATCAACTACCCCAACAACAAACATAACTCAAACTAAAACTAGTGTAGATGTGGGAGGTAAAATTATGGTGGAATTTAGTACACCAAATGGTTCACAGTTAACCCAAAAAATGTTAGATGATTGGGCAAATAGTCCACAAACAAAACAATATTTTATGAACCTAACAACACCTAATAACCCACTAAAATCACCTGTAGAAAGAACTATAGGTAACAAATAAAAACTATAAATAATCTATTTATATTAAAAATAATAAATGCCAAGTCCTTTAGACTATATTAGTTCAGAAGGGTTTCGAAAGAAACTTATGGTAAGGAATCTAACTCCTTACAAGAAGTCTCCAAGTATTCCTTCACCACCTATTACATACGAATATCAACAATCAGATATATCGGTACAGGATAGTCCTGACCAATTGATTGACGAACCAACGTTTGCTAATAAGTTATACCCTTTGAATGAGTGGGGTGCTGAAGGTGGCTATAGACAAGTTCCTGACCCTAATGGATTAATGAATACAATATCCAATCAGGGTGAATATGGTCCTGGACAACAAGATGCTCACATAATTGCAGAAGGATATGATGCTGTTAGATATTGGAGACCACTAAATGCGTATGCTGATGGTTTAAATGTATTTGATTCTGCGGAGTCTTTTTCATCTTTGGATACTGTTAGGGTAGACCAAGACAGACAAGGTAATGGACAACCTTATCCTGCAGGGCTTGTGGGTTCAAGTTATACTCCTATATCGATTCTACTTTCTCCTGACCCATTAGGAAGTAATGGATTATTAAGCCAAGACTCATTTATTGCTCGCTTAGGTGCAAAAGTATTAAGAGATGGATTTCAAAAAAGAATAGCAAGACAAGTTTATCTTGAAACTTTAGCGAAGGCTAACGTTTTTAATGTAAGAAGTGGAACGGACGTTCTTAATTTAGTGACGGGTAGAGTTCCTTTAATTGAACCTAGCTATGTAATTACTGTTCCATCAAATCCCATTTTAGCGGCAACAGATTTTGCATTAAGACTTGCTGGTAGTATTATACCTGTGTCTGAAATACCAGGTTCTTATTTTGACCCATCCGTCAACTCAAAACAACCTACAACAATTCAACAGCTTAATAATGCTTTTAGACAAAGTACCTTAGGTAATTTGGTTACAGGAATATTAGGTGCTGGAAACACAGGTTCACAAATCATGTATAACAACATGGGTGGTGGACAAAAATCGAGACTGTTTGGTAATATTGATTACAACAGATACAAACCATATTTTGAAAGAACATTATTTGATAGATTAGGAGGTGCCCTTGTCGGTTCAACAACTAATAACTCCAATTATTATATTGGTTCAGTTAATAGCGAACCGTCAAATATTTTCTCGCCAGCTGGTTCACAACCAATTAACTCATATGGTATACCTCAAAAGTCACCAGTATTTGGACCATCAGAGTTGGCACAACTTTATGAAGGACCAAGCCAATCAATTAGATTGGGTGCTAACGGACCTACTTATAGTAATGGTGGTGGTATTGAGGGTGGATTTACATGGGTATCACCGAAGTATAAAGAGAATGCTGGTTTTACGGTTGGTGTTGGTGGAGTTATAGTCAACAAAAGTGATAATAAACCGTCATCATATAATTCAACAGAGTCAACTAATAATAAATTCAAGGACGGTTCAATCTTAGATAAGACTCAAAGAATTATTGATAGCCAACCACAAGGAGGTAAAAGATTACAACACGCTGGTAATGCTATTGACCAAGTGAGTAAGGTCTTTAATGATGGGTATAAAGAGCTTACAAAGGGTTCTAGAGTTATTACCTACACAGGTAATATTGGTCAAGAAGTTGGTACAGAATATTGTAGAGTATTTGCTAAAGATATACCTTACTTAAATTATAGAAATCTTCAAAAAGTAGATGGAATTACTGTTAACGGTAGAAGATTTGGCAATTCGGTTTTTGATAATACATATAACTTAAACATTGTTCCAAACAAACAAGAAGGTGGACAAAGTTCAACTAACTTAATTAATGGACCTGGTGGTACTAGTACAAACGCAGCTTATGCTAAGAAGTACATGTTTTCAATTGAGAACCTTGCTTGGAGAACATCAAACACACCTGGATTCACCGCTCAAGATTTATCTATATGTGAAAGAGGTCCCAACGGAGGTAGAGTTATGTGGTTTCCACCTTACGGATTAACATTTACGGAGTCAGTTACCGCAAACTGGAACACAAGTGATTTCTTGGGAAGACCTGAGCCAATATACACCTATAAAAATACTTCAAGAGGAGGTTCTTTAACTTGGAAAATAGTTGTGGACCACCCCTCAATCCTTAACACAATTGTTAATAAAGTCCTTAGTAATGAATCAAATAAAGAAAGAGTCAACTCAATTATAGATTCATTCTTTGCGGGATGTAGAAAGTATGATATCTATGAACTGGCCAAGAAATATTATACTGTAAATCCAAATGATTTATACCTGCTTCAAACTGCAATTACTTCAAAAGAATTAACAAGAGAACAATTAATTGTAACCAAAGAAACAATTCAATCAGGATTTAATAATCCTACTAGTGGTGGGGACCAAAATGCTCAATCAACAACAAACGATGATTATTGGAAAAAATACAACAATATTGCTGGATATTTTAGTAACGATTATCCAAAAAAAACAACTACAATACCAGGTTATGTTGATGAATATAATGAATATCTTGGTGAGAAAGATACGTATACAAGTAAACCAAACGGTTCACAATTAGGTACATTTTATGATAGTGTTATAACACCAAATTATAACACATTAAATGATATTGCTAAGGATTTAAATACACAATTAACACAATATCCTATTGGTAACATAACAATAACAATTGATGCGACTTGTTCCGCACCCGCAACCCAATCTTATAATAGAGAACTGGCGGACAGAAGAATCAAATCATTAATCAGATTTTTCACAGATAATACTAACACGTCCACTTTTGTTGCAAAACAAAGATTAATATTAAAACCAGGAACGGCTTTTGGTGAAAATGCTCAAGTATTACAATTTGATAGTGCGAAAAAAGCATTTATACCAGGTACCACTGTAAGCTGTACTGACAATGATGGACAAGCAGTTGGAGGGGATACTCAATCAATTTCTCATCAACAGTATACAACAAATGCAATGGCATGTAGAAGAGCATACATTAGTAACATACACTCAACACTTAAACAACCTGAGGTTTTGCCAACGCCAAATTATGTAACGGTAACAAAAAATAATGTTGTAACAGATACTATCAAAACTACAGAACTTGAAAAAACTTGGAAACCAAGGGATAATATTACTAAGTTTGTTTTAAGGTCTCTATTGTCTGAGTGTGATTATTTTGAAACGGTAAAAGAAGCCAGCCCAATGGTTTATGATAATTTGAGAGAAAAGTTGAAGTTTTTTCAACCAGCGTTTCACTCAATGACTCCTGAAGGATTGAATACAAGATTAACATTTTTACAACAATGTATGAGACCTGGAGATACAATACCAACTATCAAAGATATTGGTGGTTCAACTGTACTACAATACAACGAAGCTACTAATACGTCTTTTGGTGCACCTCCTGTTTTAATATTGAGAATAGGTGATTTTTATAATACAAAAATAATACCAACAACTTTAGGTATTACCTATGAGGAATTGGATATAAATCCTGAAGGTATTGGAGTTCAACCAATGATTGCAAATGTAACCATGGCATTTAATTTTGTAGGTGGTAGTGGATTAAAAGAATCAATCGACAAATTACAAAATGCTTTAACATTTAACTATTACGCTAACACAGAGATTTATGATGATAGAGCGGATTCTACTGATAAAGAAGAATTTTTAGCAGTGTTAGACCAACAGTTTTTACAAGGTATAAATCCTCCTGGTCCTCCAGCATTAAACCAAGCGGCACCAGCAGCAGGTCAAAGTAATAATGCAACTATTGGCTCAATACTAACTTCAAATGTACAAGCGTCTGGTGAAACAGGAACAATAGGTTATGGTGACTTTATGACTAAAGTTGTTGCGGATTCTCAAACATATTTTACAAATATTTTGAATAAAAACAAAGAAGTTTTGAGTCAATATAATAATGCAATGCGACAACAATGGATGGTATCAAGAAATTATTATAAAGGGAATCTTCTAACAAGTACCCCTGACGTACAAATTTTTGGTAAACCAACAGGATTACAATCACGAATCGATGAAATATTCATAACTTTAGTAGACAACATTTCAAAGGGGGACGAAGGTTTTATCAAATTCATATCTAACACATCAAAGAATTTTTCTTCTAGATTAATTCAAACCGTTAAAGATAATTATGTTAATTTTTTGAATAGTAAAAAATCTTCATTTCAAACACCCGTATATAAAACAATTCAAGATTTAGTTAATATAGAACAAGGGTATATCCAAACACTTGCTAAAGTTAATACAATAACATACCCTGGTACCGCAAACACAGGTACAGATGGATTACAGGCCAAATCAGGACCCGTAAAAGTTTATGTGACTGAAGGCACAAAAGATGTTTCAACATCGTCAAATGGAGCTGCAAATACATTAGTTGAATTAATTAATGACGTTACAAAAGTTCAACAAGATTTAATTGCATTTAATGATACAATATCAATACCTACAACTTTTACTTATTCTGGTGATAAACAAGAATACTCCGCTCCATTTGTATTTACGCTTCAAAACGACGGAACAACTAATCAACTTAAAACAGTTGATGTGTTTAATCCTTTTAGTAAAACTGATTTGTTTAATGATAGTAATAGAAGTTTCAGGAGAGTTTACATGTTATTATCTAATGATGTTACCGATAGTAAAAAATATGAAACCTTTAAAAAAGCACTTATTGGTAATATTATTGGTAATAGTTCAATCATTGGAAAAGGTCAGGATGATATTGAACTTCAGTTTGATGCATATTGGGATAAAATAGCAAAGCCAGCGTTCAATACTGAAACAAATATTACAACGGAATTTATAAATAATTTGGAAAAAGATAAACTCAAGAAATATTTGATTTATACTCCTTTCGATGCAAAGAAAAGAGTTTTCACATACAATTCACAACCTGTAAGTATTGTTGCAAATAAAACAGCCCAAGAAAATTTAATCAAAGGATTAGGTGCTACAGGAAACCAAAACACAAACAAATTAACGTGGGATGACGCTAACGGAACTGCTGGTTTCGGAAGTTTCATTTCAAAAGCAAAACTTAACTAATGGCAGCTTCACAATATTGGAATAGATATAGTCAATTTTTAATTAATGGTGAACAAACCGTTGTTCCTTTTGTTAATTTACCACAAAAAACAACTGATAAGGCTTACATATATAAAGTCGCTAAAAGTAGATTGGATAGAGCTTCACAAGAATTTTATAATTCACCATACTTTGGATGGTTGATATTACAAGCCAATCCTAAATTTGGAGGACTTGAAAATTATATTTATGATGGTGCTATATTGATTATTCCATTTCCTCTACTACCATCTTTACAAGATTATAAGGCGGCGGTAGAAAATCATTTTTATTATTATGGCAGGTAACATTCAAGCGGATAACAGCGGAAACATTTATGTTGAATTTGACTATAATAACATTATCGTAGTTGACCCAAACAAAACCATCGATAACCAAGGTAAAATTCAAGAAAGATTAGTAGACCACGAAAAATTGGTAATGTATGCTAACCTTGAAGCTGAAGTATTGCCAAGAACAAAACTAGCCGTAGGAGCATCACCCACAGATAAAATACGAACTATTTCAGTTGCAAAGATAGATTTCTTAAAACCAACAAAAAATTCTTATTTAAGTACAGGGTATTATGATGAAATAACAGGTAATAATACCACAAAGTTTAAGGGTGAAAATCAAATGTTATCTAGCGTTCAAGTCCCAAAAGACGGAAGTAAACCTTATGTTGTAGACCAACCAGCGGATTTGAAAAATATTATGGACAATGGTCTTTTGGGTATAAGTGATATTTCGATATCAACAAACAGTTCTTTCATTCCTTCGGTAAAAATTAAATTACAAGATATACAAGGAAGAGCATTATTTCAATTAGGAAATAATTCACCATATGCTGCTTTTTTTAATTTACCGTACCCACCATTTTTTTTAACCTTAAAAGGTTATTATGGGCAAGCAATAAGGTATCAATTGAATCTTGAAAAATTCAATGCAAGATTTAATTCATTTAGTGGTAATTACGAAGTAGATTTAGAATTCAGAGGATATAAATTCAATATTTTGAATGAAGTTTCTATGGGACACTTATTGGCGTTACCACATATGTATACTCAACAATTCAGTGTTGCTCAAACACCAGTTGGACCACAACAAACAAATAAAAGTGCTGAATCACAAGCTTCAACACAAGTAGGACAGATTAAAAATAATGCGACAGGTAGCGACCAAGTTGTCGGTTCAATATATACAAACAAAGGATATCAAAAAATTGTTGAGGTTTATAGTGATTATAAATCAAAAGGATTAATCCCTCCTGATTTTCCAGAACTAACATTAGTTCAATTAATGAATAAACTTCAAACTTTTGAACAGACAATTCAAGATTCTTATTTTAAAGCTGAAGTTGAATCTTTAACAAATATTAGAACATATAAAGAGTATCTTCAAGAATATTTCAACGAGATAAGAGGAGATAATTCTTGGTTTTCTAAATACTTGAATCCAAGACCGATTATTTTAACAAATAATTCTGGTAAGATTTATGTGTTTAATAATATAGATTTGAAAGATAAAGATGATGCAATTGAAAGACTTAAAAATGATATTAAGGTTTTCAACCAATATTTAGCTGGCAACCCAACTTTGGGAGATGCTGGACCATCAAAAATCCCAAATCCTATAAAATATGATACTATAGTTTTTACTTCACCATCAAAAGAACAAATAGATTGGGCGGCGACCACAACTCAACAAACAGGAATTCCTAATCCAACCGAAGTACAAAAGCAAAAAGTAATTGATAGTTATTCAGGTTTATTTACACCTGTAGTAGCTATAGATAAAAATAATAATGCGGTTGATGTAAGACCTAAATTTTTTATTTTCGAAGGGGACGGAAGGTTTGATAAGACAATTGCTTCAATTGATTCACAGGCAACAAAAAAACTTCAAGAGTATGAGGCAGACATCAGTGCAAAACTTTTAAAGAAATTAGAAGACCGTACTAAAGGTTTAGGATTTAGACCTACAGTTAGAAATATGATGGCGGTTGTTTTAGCATCGGCTGAAGCATTTTTAAGATTAATGGATGATGTTCATACGAATGCTTGGTCATTAAAAAATGACCCTGTAAGAAAAAGTGCAATATTAAATAATATTTCATCAGCCCAAAGTTCTGATAGTAGAGATAATCTTCCTGTTGCACCACAATCATTATCTGACAATTCAAACTATGACTATTCACAAATTCCAATTTATCCGTGGCCTCAATTTTTTGTTGAAACACCTGAAGATAAAAAGGGTAGATTTCAATTAAAATATATTGGAGACCCTTCAGTTTCAGATTTAACACAAGGATATCTATATGATAAATGGCCTGAGGTTGAGTTTGTAGAGGAATATTTGAAAGGACTCACTAAAAAATTCAACGCTCCTGAAGTACCTGATACGTTACAAAATCAAAATTATACTAATAATATTAATATTAATGCAATCGAGTTTCCGTCTGCAGGATTAACATATCTAAATAAAGAAGAGTTAAAATTCTTTTATGAAATTTGGGAAAGACAATTTCTAACATCTCATTATTCAGGATTAATTAGAGCCAACTCAAACCAAATAAATGATTTGATAAAGTTAAATAGTGAGGCTGAGGTTAATAACATTTACGATAGTATCAATATTAGTGCGCCTTATCTTAGTTTGAAATTAAAAAACTATGATTTGAATGCGCAGAATTATGTACAAAATCTTGAAAACTTTTCGAACGGAGGTACAGGAAAATCATACCAAGACTTTATAAGAGATTTTTTTGTTACACCATATATCAGAACAATAACAGAAAACCCAACAGCAATTCTTAGTACACTTGAATTAGGTCAAATACCACAGATGCATACAGACTCGGTGGCTTTGAAAAATTTAATTGCAGTTGCGACAAACGATAAATTGATTGTTGATGTATTACCATTTTCGGACCCAAATTGGTGTTTAAATAATTTACCTGATGGAGCCAAAACTCAAAACAATGAAGTTTATAGTACAAAAAAATCTTTAACGGTTTTTGAACCAAGGAAGATAATTTCAAATTTTAATGATGTCTATAATTTTACTTATAACAGACCTGTAACAAACTTCTCATACACTCACTACGCTAACCCAACAATAGATGCATTAACAAATGTTAAGAATGGTTATGGATTAACTTCTTTTTATACATTAAGAACACCAAATAATTTTGCATTAACGGAAGGTAAATGCAGTTACGTATCGCCAGTACATAATGAGCCAACAGCATCAATAGCAACTTTGTTGACTGGAGGATTACCTTATACAAAAACAACTTCTTTGTTGAATACACCATACTTTGTGAATTCAATCCAAACTGGCGTACAAGGAATTAGAAGTAATTCGCCGTATCCATTTGTACAAGCTGCTTATTTGTTTTTGAATTCTTTACCATTAGCTTCTTTGAGTGAAAGATATAAAAATTTAGATGGAACAACAATGTCTGAATTAGATTTTATATCTTCTTGTTTTAATAAGTTTGGAGCCATTCATAAAATACCATATGCTTGGATGATTAAGTTAGGTTCTATTTGGTATAGATATAAAAAATACAAAGAGTCTGGTGTAGACATTTTAACCAATGTTTGGAAAAACTTTGAATATATTGTAAACTATAGTCCTGTTCTTAGTTCAACAACTCAAACCTATGATTTTGTTTATCAAGGACAAAAGGAAAGTATCGTCCTCCAACAAGAAAGTAATGATATTATAACAATCAATACAGGATTTTACCCACAACTGATGAACGACTTTAATGTGTTCTTCAATGGATATGAGTTGTATACTGGCTATAATAATTCAGACATCCAAAAAAGTATTGATTCGGGTGTAAAAATATTTAGTTTCCCTGATTCAAAAATTAATGGATTGAAACAAGGTTCTAAAAATTTGATATTAAAAACTTGGTCAGTACTATTACCTGACACAGAGCTGATTACTTCAAACTGTGACCCAAAAACAAATACAAAAGGTAACAAGTATTTTATTGTTCCATCATTTGGCTCTCAGATAAATCAAACAATTGATGAGTGCGTTATCAATGTAACCTCAGCCCCACAAACGGTTGTGAACTTGACTAACAACACGAGTATGTATAATGGTTCTGTTAGAACCATTTGGTCAACACCAAACTTTGGTTATTTTGATAACAATCAAATTGTAATGCCAACACCGTATGAATACATTAACCACATTGACCCTAAAACAACAGACCAATCACCATTTAAGTTATTGACTACTGATGATTATTCTAAGATAGAAGACATCTTTGGAGTTTTTGAAAAAAGAGATTTGGATAAATTTGAACAAGAGTTTTTAAATTTCTGTAAACCAATAACAAACGCGGACACAACTCAAGATAGCGCTCAGTACAATACATCTACAACCAATCTAAATGCTAACTTCAGAAACTTTCAATCTTTACTAAGAAGTATGATGACAGTTCCTGCACCACCAAGTGGACAAGGAGATTTAGAATTTTTTCAAAATACAATTAACACACAAAATGAATTTGTAAAGAATGAATTAACTGCGTTCTTACAATATGACATTTTATTCAAGAATGGTAATCCGTCGAAGTATAGAAGAAGAATATTTGATTCTTATTTATCTTATTTAGGTACTCCTATAATAACAGACCCAATCGTGTTCAAACATTATGTTATTGGTAGTCTACCAACAAAAGGTGGTAATGTGTTATTAAGCCAATCTAAAATTCAAAATCCTGAAGCTTGGTTAGCATTGGAAACCGAAGTTGGATTTTCAACAATTAAAGGGGTTGAATATAGTTCTACAGGTTCATATATTACTGACTTTTTTGTTGATAATGATATTGAATTTAGTACGAATAATGTTGTAATATTGGCACCATTAATTAAGATGTATGCTGCAAGAAAATTAGAATCACCACAATTAAGTGCAGCACCATTTAAAAATCAACTTAGACTATATTTGAATTCCGAAACTGAATTACAAAATAATTTCTTGAATTTAGTATTAGCTGGAGTTAGATTGAAACTTCCTAACCAACAACAATTACCTGCAAAAGTTATATCAAGTGCGGTAAGTGGAGACCAAAGTAAGGCTGAGATTTATGAAGTATTTAAGGCTCTTAACGACAAATGGATATCAGGGGATGACTTCAAAACAAAAACTTTGTTTGAGGATATGTTATTTTTAGATAGAGCCTCGAGAAATATTGGAGACACAATTTTGATAGACATATTTGATTTACAAAATATGTTCTCTGAAAACTCTCTAAACCAAGTAATGAGTGTTTTTACTTTTGTAAGCGGTATCTTAATCAAGAATAATTTTGTGGTGATGAACTTACCTGGTTATGTTAACTTCTATAACATACAGGACGTTGACGGAACTACGATACCACAACCTGAAGGTTCATTACAATTTGCTAATAGTATGTGGGGAACATTCTTGGACGTTGATTATAGAAACTCAGGTCCCAAAATGGTTTGTTTCTACGCAGGCAAACCTTCACAATACTTGGATTTACCTAAAGGTAATTTTAGATATAGAGACGATGCCTTTGAAATGAGAAGGGCATCTGAAAATCCATTAATTGAAAATCAACAAAACAAAAAAGATTGGGCTTTATCAAATAGATGTGTTGGATTTAATATTGATTTAGGTATAAGAAATCAAAACATATTTTATTCATTTAGTGTTTCACAAGAAAATGGAACCGCAACATCTGAGACAATTAACACTCAATTGACTATGGTGAATAATGCGACAGGTAGAAATGTTGCAACTCAAAACGTAGGTTTATTTAATTTGTATAAACAAAGGAGTTATAAAGCAACGGTGACTTGTTTGGGTAACGCTCTATTACAACCATCTATGTATTTTAACTTGAGACATGTACCAATGTTTAATGGTCCTTATATGATTTTAGATGTTCAACATCACATAACGCCAGGAAATTTCCAAACAACATTCACAGGTGTAAGACAAGGAATTTATGACTTGCCATCAATTGATAACTTTTTACAAAGTATCAACCAAAACTTATTAACTAATTTACAAGCCATCTTAAAAATTAAAAAAGATACTCCAACTATTACACCAATTACAAACACTCAAAAAGGAAGTCAAGTTGTACAAAAGGCTAATAATACGCCTGACACATCAAACAGTTGTGTAAGTAATGTTGATACTAATGTTTATTCAAATTATGAAAATATAAAACCACTGTTAACCCCATTGACTGGTTTGGAATTTGCAAAGGTATTAGATGAAGAATTACCTGGTGAAAAACCTCTTCAAGCAATAATTTATACAATATCATATATAACATCCTACGAAAATAACAGTAATAACAACGGTAGCTTTAAAGGATATAATAACAATTTCGGAGGAATTTCCTTATATCTAAATTGGTCCCCTACTACTGATAAGTTTGCCAAATCATATGCGTGTGTTAATGTGAAAACATCCGCATCAACATCAGGAAAATCAGAACCTTTGGTTAAATTTGAATCTCTTAATAATTACATACAATTTATGGCATCAAGACTTAGAGCTAATGTCTCAAGAATTTTAAGAGACGGTTTACCACAGTATTATGTTTGTAACTGGCCTAAAGAAAATGTTAGTGTTGATTATTATCAATCACATAAAGATGATTTTGAACCTGTAAGACAAACAATCAGTAAGGCATTAGATTCGTGTGTAACGGTTAAAATTATTGTACCTGAAACAGGTAAACAATTAAAAGAACAAATAAAGGCACAACAAGATAAATTAAAACAACCAGGAGTGACACAAACACCAACATTAAAAGCCCCACTAGCGGGAAACACTTGTCCACCACCATTGATAACATCGTTCTCACCAATAACAGGTAATATGGGTACGTTAGTTCAAATCAATGGAAGAAATTTAGCAATTGTTACGGATATTGTTCTCGTGAACCCAACAAACGAACAACAAGTTTTAGCAACTATCTTAGCTAAAGATATTACTTATCTGAATGATGAAACTTTAAGATTCCCATTACCACAAATTGGTACTGGAAAAGTTTTAACAAATTGTAAAATACTTGCTAAAAGTCCTTACGGAAATGGTTCAATTGAAACCATATTCAAATATGACCCAGCTTATGTTGCATCCGCAGCATCATCGCCAGGTGGATATGCGGGAAACAATCAATCAAATACAACAGCACCAAATGCAAATAATACAAATACCAATCCACAAAATACTGGACCTGTAACGTTATTGTCCAAGTCAGAAACTTTGGCGGGAGGTAAGATAACTAATAAGTTAACAGTTAGTGTTAACCCTGATGCTGGAGTTTGGGTTCTCGATAAGAGTGTTGAAATGAATATATCTGTTTTTGATGTTATAACAAGTAACAACAACACAACACAAAGATTAAATGTTCAGGTTACAATGAAAAAGAGTGATTTTGTAAACAATAACACATTTACAATAACACGTGATGATATTACCACTATATTAACAACAAGTGAACCATTTAAGACAACACCGATTAAATCAACACAAATAGTTACGATTCAATTTAATGTTCTTGCAAATGCGGGTGATAAAGTTAAACATCCACAACCAACGGTTCAATCGTTTAATTTCAATTATAGTGATGGAACATCCACAACACCTACACCTGTAAAAAATACATTTGCCGAACAACCATTATCAATAACATTTGTTGGAGAAAGTGCATTTATACAAGGAGATGGACCCCAATACTTTAACGTTAAAAAACAAAGTGGAGGATATATTACATATAAATTCAATGCTCCTAAATTTGAAGATAGTAATTTAGTGAGTAAAATAGTTATAGGGTCGGATGGATTACCTGTTTCAGCAACATATTCATTAGGTTCCGATACAAAATATACTTATGTTTGGATAATTAATTCTGTAGGTAAGTTCAATTTTGTCGTGGAGTATTTACCATATGGTTATACATCACCAAATGGTGGAGAAGTGTTAAAACAAACCGTGGTAAGCCCACCCTTCACTTTATAACATAACAATATATTTATAATAAAAGATTTTTTATGGATTTAAGAACATCATTAAACAATTACCTTGGAAAATCAGTGAGATATTCTGAGGAAGATAATGGAGATGGAACTAAACAAGTTTGTGACTTGGATACAGGCGATTGTTATACTGTAAGAGAAAGAGATGGTCTAATTGAAAGAGCGGGTCATCAAACAACAATAAATAAAAGAGTTAGAGTTGAAACTGCGAGAGGAGTTAAGACTTTATTAAACGGATAACAAAATGAGTTTAGATAAAAAAATTATCAGCGAGATTGAAAGATATAAGAATATTAATAACTATATCTTAGAACAAGCGGCACCACCGCCTGATTTGGGAGCATTAGCACCTGAAGGTGGAGAAGGAGAGGGAGCACCTCCACCACCAGCACCAGCTGAGGCGACACCGCCACCAGCACCTGATGCAGGTCCACAAAAAATTGATGTGGATAATGACCCAGATGTTGAAAAGGTTGATGATAAAGGCAAATCAGAAGATAAAGGTGATGCTGATGACGAAGGAACTGAAACGTTGGATATCACTGATTTAGTAGATTCTCAAAAAAATATTGAGAACAAACAAAATGAATACTTTGAAAATCTATTTAGTCAAATTCAAAATCTTGAATCTAAGTTAGGTGAGATGGATAATATTATGAACAAGCTGAACGCTCTTGAAAATAAGATTGAAAAATATAGAGAAAAAACACCACAAGAAAAATTAGAATTAAGAAGTTTAGATTCATATCCATTCAACCAAAAGTTATCACAATTCTTCGATGATAAACAAGAAGATATGGAAAAAACTGGAAAACATGATTATATTTTAACCACAGATGATGTGAAAGATATTAATGTAAATGATATTAAAAATTCATTCCAACCAGGTGGAGGAGACAAGTACAACGACGAATTCAAACGTTAAAAATAAATTAAAAGGTCATCGAAAGATGACCTTTTTTATTTGACATCCGCCTTATTTATTACTATATTTTATAAACAATTTAATAATTTAATTTAAAAAAAATGAGTAATGTATTAGACGCCGTATTGGCACAGTATGAGAAATCACAAAACGCATCGGGCGGGGCCCAAAGTAAAATGTCGCAAGACGAAAGAATGAAAAAGTATTTCGCTTTAATCCTTGGTGATAAAGAGAAATCAGGTCAAAGAAAAATTAGAATCCTACCAACAACAGATGGTTCATCACCTTTCAAAGAGGCTTGGTATCATGAAATTCAAGTAGGTGGACAATGGCAAAAGTTCTATGACCCAGCTAAGAATAACAACGAACGTTCACCTTTGAATGAGGTTTATGAGGAGTTGATGTCAACTGGCAAAGAATCAGATAAAGAATTGGCGAAACAATATAAGTCTCGTAAGTTCTATATTGTAAAAGTAATCGACAGAGACCACGAAGAAGATGGTCCAAAGTTTTGGAGATTCAAACACAACTACAAGAACGATGGTATCTTGGATAAAATCATTCCTATTTGGAGAAACAAAGGCGACATCACTGACCCTGAAAAAGGACGTGACTTAATCATCGAGTTAACAAAATCTAAAACACCTGCTGGTAAAGAGTATACAAGTGTATCAACAATTATGTATGAAGACCAAGGTCCTGTTCACGAAGAAAAAGAACAAGCAAATGCTTGGATTAATGACGAGTTAACATGGAATGATGTATATAGTAAAAAACCTGTAGAATATCTTGAAGCTATCGCAAGAGGAGAAACTCCAAAATGGGATAACGATAAGGGTGGATATGTTTACGGAGACGCAACAGTATCTGAAGAAAGTTTTGGTGGAACAAAAAAATCAACACCATCTAAAATGGTTGACCCACAAGCAGATGCTGATGTGGATTCAGATTTACCATTCTAAATTATACGGGTGGAGATAATACTCCACCCTTTTTAATCTATAATATGACATTCAAAGAAGAAGTTGACTTACAGTTAAGAGATAATAAGATGATATCTTACGAGATATTGAGTCAGTTAAAAGATAAAGGATACTTCTCAGGAAGACCTAAACAAATTGGTGATACCGTTTTATTCGGTATGTTAAGAGAAGAAGAAGGTGGTGAAGGTGAGTCAATTATCAAACTAATAACATTCCATGAAGATGAAATAGGTGAACTTTATGAAGAGGATAAAATATTCTACAACCGAAACAAAACAAATAAATTACCAAGCATTAAAAGAATAGAAGATGGCGGGAATTAAGAAAAAAGAGGTTGGAGGATTCAAAGATAAATTCTCAACCAAAACAAAGTATAAAGAAACTAGCTACTATTTTTGTGGTGAAGCGTTCTTAAGTGCCAGTGGATTACCAGGTCCTGTTATGGGTGGCATCAATATGTTCTTGGGACATAGTAATAGTTCAAAAACAACTGCTATGATTTTAGCAGCTGCTGATGCACAAAAGAAAGGTCATTTACCTGTCTTTATCATTACCGAAAAGAAGTGGAGTTGGGAACATGCTGTTGAGTTAGGTTTGGGTGCTAAAAAGAATTCTGACGGTGAGTGGGATGGTGATTTCATCTTCAACGACAGTTTTGACTATATTGAACAAGTAACAGATTTCATTAATGAAGTGTTAGATGCTCAAGAGAAAGGTGAAATACAACAATCTATTTTATTCCTTTGGGATTCTGTAGGTTCAATCCCTTGTAAGATGACCTTCGATGGTAAGGGTGGTAAGCAACATAACGCTGCAACACTTGCTGACAAAATTGGTATGGGAGTTCATTCAAGAATTTCTAAATCAAAGAAAGAAGATTATGCATATTACAATACTTTAGTTGTTGTTAATCAACCTTGGGTTGCTCTTCCCGACAATCCGTTTGGACAACCTACAATCAAAGCAAAAGGTGGAGAGGCGTTATGGTTAGCATCTTCATTAGTATTCTTATTTGGTAATCAAGCAAGTGCGGGTATCAACCATATCACGGCAACCAAAGGAGGAAGAACTGTGAGATATGCTATCAGAACTAAAATTTCAATATTGAAGAACCACGTAAATGGTTTGGGGTATAATGATGGAAAGTTAATTGCAGTACCACAAGGATATATTGAAGATACTAAAGAAGCTTTGGAATCTTATAAGAAAGAGTATTCCCAATATTGGAACGGTATCTTATCAGGAACTGGTGAGTTAACCTTAGAAGAAACAACTGATGATATCAGCGAGTAAGAAACAATTTTTATCACCTCTAATTTAACAAAGTGACTAAAACACTTTTAGTAGACGGAAACAATTTATTCAAAATAGGATTTCACGGAGTAAGAGATTTATACAGTGATGGAGACCATTTAGGTGGAATCTATCACTTTATAAACATCCTTAGAAAATTCTTAGAAGAACATGACCACGATAAGGTGGTTGTATTTTGGGATTCCAATTCCTCCATCCGTAAATCAATTTACCCACAATATAAGGCGAACAGACGCCAAGATATGAATGAGTACAAGTACGAGTCGTATCTTAATCAACAATCAAGGGTTAAACAATACCTCGAAGAAATTTTTGTAAGACAAGTTGAAATGATTGATAATGAGGCAGATGACCTTATCGCCTATTATTGTAAGATTGCTACCGATGAGCAGATAATCATCTTCTCAGCTGATAAGGACCTTACCCAGTTGATTAACGAGAATATCAGCGTGTATTCTCCCATCTCAAAGCAATACTTCGGTAATGGGGATAATATCGTCATTAATAAGGTTAACATTCCACATTATAATGTTTTACTTTGTAAAATATTCACAGGAGACAAATCAGATAACATAGATGGTATCGAAGGTCTCGGAGAAAAAACTTTAATAAAGTATTTCCCTCAAGTGCAGGAAAAACCCTGCACTGTGGAAGAATTACTCGATATTGCACGAAATATCCCGCAAAAGAAACCTATTAAAACTTTATCAAATCTTTTGACTGGTAAAACAAAATCAACTATACTTGGAGAAGAGTTTTATATCACAAACAAAAAAATTGTTGACCTCACGAACCCATTGATTACAGATGATGGAAAGACATTAGTTGAACAAATAATCACAGACATAATTGACCCCACCGATAG